ACCAGTACCACTTAATTGAATGTTCTTAACATCAACTATTTTGCCTAGATCAACTGTCCCAGCAATATTGTAAAACGCAACAATATACTCGTCATCTGGGGGAGTTTGGCCTATTGTTCCTAATTCTTGAATTCCGCCTACAGTTGTTGTTATTCCTACAGTGGCAGGATTAAAGTCATTAATATTAGCCGCAGTACCGCCTCTTGGCATACTTACAACAAATGTCTGGAATGAGGTATAAACTAAATTAGGGAATACAGGATTAACAGCGGTAAAAGTACCACTGGCCGTTGGATCATTTGTGCCTACGGTTCTATCTGCATAAACAGTATATGGAAGACTTGCTCCAGTAAAGGACGTTACAGTAAACGTAGAAGAGTTGTTAGTGTATGTTTGACCAACAACAGGCAAGCCCACTGTTACAACAAGACTAAATTGTTGCTCTAATCCAGCAGATATAAAAGGTTCAAATATCTTTTCTGCCACATCAACGTGCTGAGTCCCTGCTCTGCGCTTTAAACCCCCTTGTGGGACGATTAAGACGTTCTCAGCAGTCTGTGTACCCTGATAGTATTGCTCAAGGTCTACGCGCCCTTTAAGTAGGGGTGATAGCTCTCCGCTAACAAATGAACTTTGTAGAAACTTGGACTTTGCCATAACTAGAACCTTACGTTAATAAAGGGACGGTCGGTTATAGGCACTACAGGATATTGTTGGGAATCCGTAAATCTAGCCATGCGAGAAGCATTAAGATACTGTCTTGCATTGGCATCCATAGAAGCCGCGCTGTCACGAATAGAAGGGGCAAAATCCATAGCAAGGGCATACTCAATCATCTTACTGAAGTAGACAGGCCATGTGGATTCTGGAGCGTTGTATATGTAATCAGCAAATATGGCAGAGCTTGCATTGCAATACAGTTTGTCACCGTATAAGCCATATGGAACTTGCGGATTAATTTTAATAAGGAATAAGAGATCAGCAGGTAATTGGTAAATGGATTGCCATTCAGTACCTACTGGAACTTCAGTTGTTAAGTCTAACTGGATTTTCTTCCGCGCAAATCCCCATCTGTATTTAGTTAACTCGTTCTGTACAATATTGTCATACAGATTGTTAGCTACAGTTTGGGCGCGAGAATTGCCTTCTAAAGATGTGATAGGCAGATCGCCAATTAAAATTAATGCGTTAGAAATTAATTGGATTTTACTAGCCATACATACATCCTAAGTTATTAAAGAAAGGGGGGACGAACCCCCCAGTCAGTTTACTACTTTACTACTATACTACTTTACGCAGTGATTACTAAACCACCAGCTAATCCTACAACGTCAGAAGCACGAACTTTAACATACGTGACAAAAGCTGTAGGTGGGGTAGTAGAAGTAACACAAGTGATTACGTCTCCCAAAGCTAGTTCATCATAAGCGCTATTCATGTATCCTGATGTAACAATAGCGGCTTTAGCATCAGCAGTAGAATACTGCCAAGTTGAACCACCTGTTCCTGAGCCGCCAATACGGCATAAACCTGATCTTGCAAAAGCCATAATAACTCTCCTTATACGTTGTCTTTGTATTCAACTTTAACCAGACCGCCATTGTCGCGAACGACTGAGCCTGCTTTAAGCATACCGTTACATAGATATGAAGTTCGCTCTGGAACCCAATCTACAGAAGTCTTCATGTCAATACCGATAGCAAGGCCAACAGCATCACGTTGGAAGAACCAAGAGTCAACAGTGTTAGCAGTAACGCTTAGGCCACCTTCTGTACGATCTCCAAGAATGATAAACTGGAATCCAGCTAGGCTGTTTACGTCACCAGAGACAAGAGCTTTAACTGTTTGATAATCAGAAGATGTTGCTTTCTCATCATTCAAAAGTCCACCAAGTCCAGCGGCATTAACAGCGGCATAAAGATTAGAGTTTTGTACATTCTGTCCGCGCAAAGCAACCTGTGCGGCAATGATCTTAGCCATAGTCAAAGATACACCACCATGAACAATATCAGCGGCATCTGGCGTAGAACCATCTAGAGCGTCAATAACAAGTTGGTCACAACGGCGGCCAATAGCGTCCGCAATAGTGCTTGCTAGTTCTTGCTTCTCATCAAAGTTAACATCAGCTTGATCAAAGATGTCAGTGTATTCTGGAGCGTTCCAGTTAGTGAGGGTAGCAGTTTTAAATTCGTGCGCTACGTTCATAGGAGTTACCAAATCAGAAGTAGACTTCTGGTTAGCAAGGCCTTTGCCCATACGACGGAATTTATAAGTGTCACCAATTACGTTGTTACGAATAGTAACAGCAGGCTTCAATAGCCCTGTGCCTTGATAGGCGTGTTTTACCATTGAGTCAAATTCTGTGACTGCAACGGACGATAGAGTCTTACTCATAAGAATGTCCTCGAAAAAGAGTAATAAATTAAATAGTTTTTCAAGGTTTAAGCTGAGTACCCAGTAAAATTGGTCAGCATTCAACCTAAATTTACTGGGCCTTTGGGAAAAGGGTATCCAGTGTTTGGATTATACACCTTTTACCCCATAAGAATCAATGGATTACTACTGGTCGCCACCAAAGGCTTCCCACATTTTTGCGATTTTAGCGTTATGCTCTGGACTTACACTTCTCAATAGATTGCCGTGTTCATCCTTTCTAAACATTTCTGCTTCAATAGCTTCCTTAGACAAACCTTCTGGATTGTGACCACCCTCCATTGGAAGTTTGGTGGGAGCAGTAGCCCTTACTAGCATCTCAACAAGCTGGATAGTTTCAGCACTGTTAACCAATCCTCTGGCTTGCTCGTAAGTATCTGCATCAAGATTGTTCTTCATAAACCCTTCAACAGTTTTAATACGCTCTTGAGCATTGTCACCTAGCTTGCTTAACTCTACTTCTTGACTGTACTCTTCTGCTACTTGGCCTTGTGTAGATAACAATTCCCATGCTTCACTAAACGCATCGCCATTCATATTGGTCTTAGTAGCAAATGCTTCTAACTCTTGATATAGAGCATCGTCTTTCTCAACACCTTCAGGGGTAGCGTAACCGTCTTTAGGTGCGCCTTTAAATCCACCAAACCGTTTGGATAGTTCAGCATATCCTTTAGCTTGTTCGGCAACAGATTTATATTTCTCAGTGTTCAACCACTCAGGGGTATCGCCTGTACCTTTGATGCCATCGGTAAGAAAATACTCTCCTGCTTCTAAACTAGGTTGTGCTTGATCTAGCAGGGTATCGCGTTCTGGTTGTGCTTCTGGTGCGGCCTGTTCATCTAACATAATGTAGTCCTATAATATTTCAGCTTGCTTCATTTGATTGATTAAAAACTTAATTACTCCAGCTTCCCCATTATGGTATGCGGCCTCATAATTAATGTTTCCTGATCCAAAGGAAGTGTCGTTATCGTAGACAAATCGCTTAGTCAGGTCAGACAAGATACGCTGACCGTCCTCAGTTGTAAAGGCTCTGTGATAAGACTTAGCCAAATCAGAAGCATTTTGTAAGCGTATTTCTGCTTGTTTCTTAGCAAGAGCAGGGTCGGCAGATTGGTTAATTTCTGACCAACTCATTGAACTTGCATCGGAGCTTGTGAAGTCGCTAGACCTTGTTGTGCCGCTTCAGCACCAGCCTGAATAATCTGTGCTTTCTCTGTTGGAGTGCGTACCAACTCAGCAGGCATACCAGTTTTCCCAGCTACCCATGTACCAAAGTCTTCTAGCTTGAAACCAATTTTAGCTTGATCAGGGCCAGCATTCTGCAATACAAACTGAACAGCTTGTTGGACATTGATAATATCCTCACCATCCTGTGCTTTTGCCAAAGGTGATAAGAATTTAATCTCAATATCGCGACCATCTAGCTGGATAGGCTGAAGTAATCCACGACGAGTCAAGATGTGAACAACACGCTTTAGGATAGGCACTAATACTTCTGTCTGTAGTCTTCCAAAGGCTGAACCAATACGCTTGGCTAGTTCTCTTGAGTCAATAGCAATCTCAGTAGCAGAGCGAACAGGGCCAGTAGGATCACGCAAATCATTAAACAAAGCACGTTTGATAGAGTTTTGTAGCTCATTCATTTCAAATTGCGCTAGTTGCAAGTTAGTACCTGTGTCCAACCGCTGAATAGAAGGGTTAGACGAGTTATTAGAACCTACTGGAATAACAACTCCGGGACTTATAACAATATTGTAGGGGTTAGTCACACCATCATCAGTAGCAGTGTACATACCTGATAGGTCAATAGCGGCTTTCTGTAGGACAAACTCTTTTACTTTGTTGAGAGATCGGACATCAGGAAGGGCTTGGATAGCAGGACCACGACCACGAATCTCTCCAGCGACCTTAGAATAACGACCAGTAACCCACGGACTTGATTTACCAAAGTCTTCTTGCCAGCTAATTCTATCTTCTGCTGTAACCCATACGCAACCGTAGTAAGTCCTAGAGGAAGGAATGTAAACAACACCCTCACTAATCTCTACGTCAGCATCAGGCTGATTTTCTATAAGGTTCTTAACATTGTTAGACGCTTTAAATCCTTTCCACATGCGCTTTAAGTTACGCGCCTTAACAGTGAATCTGCGCCAATGAGTCTCAATAGAACCATGCGGCCCCTCTTCAAAGGCAATACCTTTCTGCGGAATAGCATTAAAGATGATGGGCATATC